TATAGTAAACTGGTGTGTCACCATTTTTATCTACCTTACCTTTTACAAATTTTTCCTTTGGAAGTTTATCCACCCTAATACTCGCATTGATTAATGTACTCATAATTTATTTATTTAGTTATTATTTATATTAAATTTACCCTTGTTATTTAAACGTGTGTAATTGTTACTATTATTCATCTATAAAAATAAATTCAGCGTGTTCCCCACAATCTGAACATATATCTGATTCCCATAATGGATATGATCCACAACAATTAGATTCTTCCATTAGTTTTTGTTTTTAAAATCATCTGACTCATCTTCACCAAATACGCCTAACTCGTAAAATCCTGTCAACTTAAGCACACTTCTGGATAAGGCACGTTTTTCAGCCATTTCGGCAACATACCAGCTTTGACAATTTCCATCTTTATACCCTTCACCTTTTAAGGCAGAACCAAAAGTTTCTATTGTCATATTTTCTTTAACTGCAACTGCTTTAATTACAGCAAAGTTTGTTTCACATTTTATAACCTCGTAAGAAATAAAAATTTTTTCTTTTGCTTGGATTTTTTCAATTCCTTGTCTTGTGATGATCACATACATTTTATGTTTGTAGACATCGTCTTTTGTCAATTCGTACTTCTTGTAAAGTTCTACTAATTTTTCTCTATTCATTGTTTTGTTATTTAAAATATATCTTTTCTAATTTTATCAAATTCTGAATCGCTAATTTCTATTCTAGCTTGCAGTTCATCAATCTTGCTTAATAATGATTCAACCCTCCATTCATACTGCTGAATAACTGTTGCATACGTCTGTTTTGAGTAATTCATATTCATTAGTATATATTAATTAAAATTGATTTAGCTATCTCTAAACGCTTGTAAATAGCTATTTGGGAAAACGCATCTCGATCTAGTTCTGCGTGTTGTAGTTGAGCCTCTAATGTTCTGATTTCGGCTTTTAAGGTGTCTGCTTGTGTTATCATTTGTTCTGATTTATAAATTAATAATAAGCAAATATAAACAAAAAAGTTTATAAACAAAATATAAAACAAAAAAAAAGGATTAAAATAAATTAACCCCCTTTTCATTTAACAAAACAGAACATTCAAAGATAGTGTTTTAAAAACAATCTACAAATTTTTTATATCTTATTATAAGGTCTTCTAATTCAAAGTCTGCTAACTTAATAATTTGCTTTGATTTTAAGTGTAATCTTTCTGATGTTCCCTGACCAAACTTTTGATCTAATTTTTTTCCAAAAACATACTGTTCCCCATATTTAAACACATTGCACCCTGCACATTGAACCTGACAGTTAATTTCATCCCATCTAGTTGAATAATGTTTACGACTTTGAAAGTGACCATTCTGAAGTTTTTTCCAATGATCCTTTTTACCACAAGTGAAGCAGGTACTTATTTCATCAACAGCATTTTTTTGTCTTATATACTGACTAAATACTGTATCAAGTTTTTTAACTAATTTACTTCTTGTCAATTTCTTTGCCATTAGTCTTGATGTTCTAATAGTGACTTCCCTATTTTTTCATCAATCCTTTTAATGGTCTTATATATATATCTGCTGTTCTTTTTAACTAATGATTTTTCAGTTTTAGTTGTTTCCAGACCACAGTTTGTATATTGGGTTGCATCAATTTCCAACAACCTATCAATTTTTTCTTTGTCTGTTATTGTCTTGTAACTGAATATCTTATCAATTATTTCTTGTGAGTATTCCATAATGTTATTTTTAAATTATTCTAAAAGTTTTTAAATGTAAAAAAAAAATAATAACTTTGAATTTTTTAATTCTTATAAACTTAAATAAATATATACAAATATATAAAAATATATATATAAATAATTATTCTAAAATTATATAAAAATAAATACTAAAAATAAATACTAAAAATATATATTAAAAATAAAAATAATGAGTTCGGAAAACTATTCTATTTGCCGATTGCCTTGAATTTTTCAACTCCCCTTGAGCCAAAGTAAGCCACATAAACAGTAATTAAAAGTGATTTAAGTAAATCAATCCATTCTGTTTTAACTCCAAAATCTATATTTAAAGAATCTAATAAAATTATAAAGACAGTTGATATGGTAAGAAATATCAATGTCATTGGTCTGGTGTTTTTAGACAACCAACTATCAGATTTCATATCAGAATCCCATCTTTTAGAAACCTCCTGCATCTCAACCATATCCATTTCAAGCAGTTTTAAGGCTGTTTGTTTATCTTCTGGTGTTAGTTGTTTATCAGTAACAATTAAGTTCTTTAAAATACCATAAAACCCACTTTCAGGCAATATATGTTCAGCCTTATCGACTAAAGTTGAACCAACCTTTTTAAGAAATTGACCTAATTTTGTTTCAGAAAACTTTTTTTTAGACATTACTTCTTTTTGTTTTTATTTAAAAGATACCATTTTTGTAATGTATAGCCTATTGTTACACTTACTAAAATTATTTTTAGTGCGACGTCGATATTAGTCATTGATATTGTAAAAGTTCCTGCGTTAATTAATATGGTTTTATAATCTTGTATCATTTTATTTTTTTTTAAACTCCTTGTAACAAATGGCTATTGCTTGCGACTTATCGTGATACTGCATTAATTGAGGTACACACCGAACCATATAATCGCTTTGTTTTTCGTTTTGTTTTTTCTTTGGAATTGGCATTTAGTAAATTTTAAAATGTAAAACAATTAATAATAAGTAAATATTTATTTCACTATAATCATCAGCATCGTTTTTTGGTAGATAGCTAAAACCAATTAGCATTCCAATCATTGACCTGTCTATTATAGAAAATTCAACTTTACTCATTACATCCTACACAATCAGCCCAAGTGTAATACTTACCTTTTCGCTTTGTTACTAAAACCCTTTTTCTATTTTCTTTTTCACTTACATAAGAAACGTGCAACCATTTTGGTTCAGCACCAAATTCCCAAATTAATTGGTCGAAATCTAAATTATCTTTTATGTAATGAAACATTTCAAGATTGGTCTTACCACCCATTGAAGTCAAATCAATAGCCTGACCATTCATATGCTGTGAGCGAGAAGCTCCTTTAATGGCAGTATTAAGTTCTTCAGACCTAAACATACTATTTACTTTAATAGGAGCATCTACCCATTCCCTTAATGGCTCAAAAACCTTTTCAGCTAGTAACTCCATATTTTCAATGTGTTCAGCTTTTGGTTTATTTTTAAGACCTTTGCGTTTAGCAGTATCTGAATGGGTAGCTTCCTTGTAAGAAATGTGTTTACTTATTTTCTTCATTTTCTTCGATTAATTCAAAAGAACCATCTTGTAAGTTTATGTTTACTTTTCCGTAACTTTCTTCAAGTTCCTTTTTAGATTTATCTTGTTCTACCATTAGTTCAACATACATATGGTTTAAGCTATGTATTTGAGTTTGTAGTAATCCCAAGTCGTGCAGTATTGCACCTTTCTTCTGTTCTTGTTCTTGTAAGTTTTTTAATTCTACTTCTGAAATTTTTGACATTTTATTATTTTTTAAATGGTTAAGTCGTAAAGATACTAAATTTTACATTTACAATTTTGAGATTTCAAAATATCTATTTCTGCTTTTAGTTCTTGTATTGATTTAACTAATAAAGGAACAATTTTAGAATAATCAACTGACTGCATTTCTTCTGCATCTTTTTCTCCTGAAACTGCATCAGGTAAAACCTCGTGAAGTTCGTGAGCCATTACACCATAACTTCTGCTTTCATCTGTTTTCCATTTAAAGTCATAAACAGGTATTTTAGAAACCATATCTAAACCTGCAAAGTCTTGTAAATCTTCTTTTAATCTGTAATCTGAAGATGTGTTGTAAGCTGTTGCAGAACCTGTAACAGATATACTACCAACAACCGTTGTATCTTGACGAAAAGTAGCTATAGTTCCTGCATTGGTTCTTCTGTTTAAATCTAAAGGATTAGTGCCATCTGCTGCTGCAAATAATTGACCATTTGCAAAATTCATTATACCAATAGAAGAAACAGATGCAGATTGTTTACCAATTAAAACATTCCCCGCACTTGTAATACGCATTCTTTCTGTGAAAGTAACAGCGCCCCCTGCTGTTCCTGAAGGTGCTGTAGACCAACTATGAACCCCTTGATATTGTTTGTAATATGAAGCACCATATCCACTTACTAAATATGTATCTCCAGTTCCAGTAGCCCAAACGTGGTTATTGCTTATAAATCCATAAGGTGTTGAGTTATTACCAAACAAACTTAAGCCATTGGTTATTTGTGTAGTAATTGTTTGTGTAGTGCTTGGAGTTACTCCTATTCCTACATTCCCCGCACTTGTAATACGCATTCTTTCTGAACCGCCTGATAAAAAATATAAATAATCTGAAGTATTATTATAAAGCATCCCTCCTTTATCATCATCGGAAATATCTCCTAATACTAAACCTGCAATATGACTTTCACTTGAAACTGCTGAAATTATAGCGTTATCACTACTATTTTCAACGTCTAATTCTCTAGAAGGACTATCTGTTCCTATACCTACGTTGCCTGAATCCCTTAATATTGTAAATTTTGTAGACAATGAGGTTGTGCCTGTATTTATTTTAAAAGCATTAGCTGTGCTGTCGTAATGCATATAAGCCCCATTTGTATAAGGGGACGCAGCTGTGCTTTCAGTCATAAAAATACCATTATTTTCTGCTGCAGTATTTGAATTTAGTATTATATTAGCTCCATCTGTACTAACAATATGTAATTTTTGTGCAGGACTATCCGTTCCGATACCTACGTTTCCTGATGAGTCAATACGCATTTTTTCGTTACCACTTATACCAAATATATGTCTTAAAGCTTCTAGCCTTAGGGGTCTAAAAGTATCGTTGCTTCTTTTGTACGATATAATTCTTGAACTTGAACTGATACTGTTATGAAATTCTAAGCCATCAGTACTTGAATTACTTATAACAAAAGGAGCACTAGGACTATCTGTTCCTATACCTACGTTGCCAGAACTGTCTATACGCATTGCTTCACTATACCCTGAACCTGTATTAAATAATATTTCTTCATCTGTAATAATTGAAATATCATTTGGGGATGCATTAGAACTTCCATTTAAAGATATGTAAGAAGTTGTATCTGAATTTGATATAATAAACCTACCTGCTGTATTTCCACCATTTAATCTAGCATCTGAATTATTTATTATTACATTTCCTGCAAAAGTTGCGTTTCCTGAATTCGCTATTGTAAATTTAGTTGTGCCTAATATTTTAAACTTCATACTACCACCTACTCCATAAGTATCTAAATTTAAAGCCCCATCATTACTAAATAAACTATAATATGAATTATCATTTGCAAATGTTGTTCTTATACTACCCCTTGTTTCTGTGGCACCTGTAAATAATGCACTTGCAGCAGTTACACTTCCTGCAAAAGTTGCGTTTTGTGATGAGTCTATTGTTAAGGCAGTTGTTACAGAACTTCCTGTTGAAAATACTAAACTTGTTGAATTAGAGTGTGAAATTCTTGAAACTTCTGTACCTGCTTGTTTAATAATTATTCCTTCTGTTGAACTTGCTCCACCATCTAAAGTTAAAAGTGCATTTGCATTTGTATCAATTGTTACATCTCCTGCAAAAGAAGAAATACCTGTTCCTGTAACAGCTAAATTTCCTGTTGTCTGTAAATTAGTTAAAAACCTAAATGTATTAGTAGTTCCAACAGGCGAATAATCAATTCTTGTTCCTGTTACTAATACATCATATCCTGACCCTCCTCGTCTTATAGATAGCTGTTCTGCGTAATTAGGACTGTCAATTAATAATTTACCTGTAAAAGTTCCTGTTGTCGCATCTAAATTAGCCAACTCTAAATCTGCTGCTACATATCCTGCACCACCAATATTTACTGTCGTTGTAGGTTCTACTGTTGTCCCTTTAAATAGCTTAAATTTATTACCATCCGAAGCATCAGAAAACAATCCTAAATACCTACCAGTACCATCATTGTAATCGCCATACAATCCAATGTCTAAACTATTGGCTGTATTATCTTTTGCTAGTTGAATCAATGGGTCAACTACTGCTAGTGTTTGACTGTTTACAGTTGTTGTTGTTCCGTTAACTGTTAAATCTCCTGCTATTGTAACATCACGACCTGTAGTTAAATCTCCATTTCTTGAGATAGTTAAGGCAGTTGTATCTAAAGAATTTGCATTTGAAACTCTAAATACTGTTGATTGAGTTACTGCTGCTTGGTCTATGTATAAAGTTCCTGTATAGTTTCTAACTAATGCATCACTACCATTATGACCTATTATAAAATCTCGACCTGCACCAAGTTCAACAAACTTATCATCTCCTAATAAAATATCTCCTGTAAACACTCCATCTCCTGTAACTGATATTCCTGTGCTTGTAGTTGCAAGTTTTTGTGAACCATCGTAATATAATTCTACAGTACCATCGCTTACGGCTCGAACCATATTTTCCGCACCATTATTTCCTAATAATTGGATTTGCGTTCCATTTGTTGAAAGTCTTAAATTTCCTGTTCCTATATCGGAAATAATACTATTAGCCCCATCGTGATATATCTGAAGGTCATTTGATTCGCCATAAATAGACTTTATACTATCATTATGAATAGTATCGCCAGTCATTGTTCCACCAATCAAAGGTAGAAATGAACCACCTGCTCCTGTAATCGTGCCTGTTACTTCTAAATTACCTGTAACCTTTGCACCATCTACAACTGTTTCTAGTTTTTGACTTCCATCATAAAAGAATTGATTACTGCCATTATCATTAAAACGAGCCATATAATCTGAACTATTACCATTTAATAGGTTAATAGAAGTAGAAGCTAAGATATTTAAGTTTCCAGTTCCTTGTTCACTAATAAAACTGTGCGTACCTGAATGATAAATTTCTAAGTCTCCACCAGTTCCGAATAACGCTTTTCCGTTATCTACAAAAGTTGCATTTGCTCCTACTGATACATTTGTTGTAGTAGATAAAGCACCTGTGACTGCTACACCTGTTGATGAGGTTACTAATTTTTCTGCGTTATCATAATAAAGTTTTACTGCACCATCTTTAATACCTTGAAAGTAAAGTTCTGCTGCGTTGGTTTCTAATTTAATATTATCGGCTGACCTTATAATTAAACTTCCTGTACCTGTATCGTTAATATAAGAATCACTACCATCGTGATAAATTTCAAGACCATCTCCTGCAGTTCCGTATATGCTTTTAACATTGTCGTTTAAAACAATATTACCTGTCATAGTACCCCCTGCAAGTGGCAAAAATGAACCACCTGCTCCTGTGATAGTTCCTGTAACTAAAAGGTCTCCTGTAACTGTACTTCCCAATAATGTAGTTTCGAATTTTTTTACATTATTAAAATATAAATCAACTCCTGCACCTTTCGTAAATGTAGCTAAAGTGTTTCCACCAGTTGAGGCTTGAATCCTTACAGAGTCATCACTTCTTAATCTTAAGTTTCCAGTTCCTAAATCAGTTATAAAACTATCAAAGCCATCGTGATTTACCTCAAGGTCTTGACCAGTTCCAAATATTGCCTTACTTGTATCAGTAAACGTAATGTCATCCCCTGCACTTACAGCAATATCAAATCCACTTGTAACATTTCCAAAACTTAATACTTCTGTTAATGTATCTGTTTGTGAAAATTTAGTATCTACATACAGTTTAACTGCTGCACTAGTAGGTAGTGATGTATTGTTATCAAAGTTTTCTAAACCATCAGTAGAAGTCACGAAACGAGTTATAGTGACCCCTGTGCCTGTATCTTTCAAAGAACCCCATTCTAATATAGCTGATACTTTAAAGTCCCCTGCGGTGTTTAAATACAGCCCAGATTGGTTTCCTGAACCATCCGTAAGTTCCCTTAACGTTGCTGATATAGCTGCATTGTCAATAGTCTTTAATAACCCCTCGTAGGTTTGAGATATTTTAGTATTAAATAGAGTTGCCATTCTTTGATTTTTTTGTTTTATTTATTTTAACTTTCTTTAAAAAAGTCTTTAATTTTTCAATATTCTTTTGCTTCGGTTTATAACTCATAACACCCATCCGTTAAATGTCGCACTACCTGAAGGGTAAATATCATCATTTACATTATTTGTATATTCTGGATAGGTTGTTTGATTGAATCCCATAAAATCAATAAACCTTCTTGAATACCATTCAGCGTTTGTTCGTGCCTTTTCAACTAAAAAGTCAATTTCTGATTTACTTACACTTTCAGCACTTTCTGAAGTGTGTTTATATACACCACCTTGACGCACTTGATAAGCAGCAAATGGATAATAATTTGCTTGGGCATACCAAATAAGCATTGGGACAACAAAGTCATCTAATATTAGTTTCCATCGTGCATTTACAGGCAGATCAATATTAGGAATCGCAGTTGTTAATCCATCATACATATTTGTTCCCAATATCTGTTGGACATCTATTTCCTGTGACAACTTAATAAATTGTATGAATTTATCTGTCGAAATATTCCCATCCATAATGGAGTTGCGAACTAAATCTGTTCTATTTATAAATAATACTGTTGCCATATTTTAATATTTAAATCCCATTTTATCCCAATATGATTTTGTGTACCCCCTGTAATTCATATCGTGCGGTGCAACAGGAACTAATTGATCATTTACAGGAAATTTAAAACCCTTTGATTTTGCCTTTGTCGTTGATACCAAAGATTTATCACCATCCAATGTAAGCATATAGGTCTTTCTAAACCATTTGTGTTTACATCTAGCCCCTCCTTTGTATAATTTGTAACTATCTGATTCTGAATTTTTTACGTCTTTGTCAATGATTTTATTTAACCATATTGAATACGTTGCAGAACCACCAATTCCAAAACCTGCATTAACTGGCTTACTTGATAGCTTTTCAATGTCTTCTTTTCTATATATTTTTTTGGCGTTTACCATTGCAACACAAAATTTTCTTGAATTGCTTACAGAAGCCTTTAATGGTGCATACTGATAACGAACCATAAATCTTTCACGACCTGATTGTTTAGTGTTTCCATCCTGCTTTGATTTGCTTTTAGGATATGCACGACCTGTGCTGATTAAATTTACAATTTTACTTAAAGTCGACTGTTTAGAATCTTGTTCTTGGTTAAGTTCTTGAATTAATTTATCATTTTTTTCCTCATTGTCATAATCAACTTCAGACACATCAACTAATTCATAGTCGTCAAGTAAATCATCTTCATCTTGTCCTAATTCTAATAATTCTTGTGCTAGTTCAGCACCTATTTCATCAGCTAAATTCATTTCAGATAATGGGACACAATTAGGAACTTTTTTTCCGTTTACCATTTTAGTGCCATATTGTTCGTAACCATCCCAACAAGGTGCCTTCAGTTCTTCGTGACTTACGCAAGGCATAAAATAGACAACACCCTCAACTTCGTGTTCGTGTGAACCACCACATCCCATTTCTTTGGCTTTTGCTTCAGCTTCTTCCTTTGTTTTATAAGCCTGCTTGCCATCAATCATTTTTAGATTCTCGTCTTTGCTAAATTCATAGCCTGTTTCTTCCTCTATATCTTCATTGTCTTGTAAGTCCTTGTTAACTTCCGTGAATTCTAATGGCTGTAAGGTCGTAAAGTATAGGTTTAAGGCTATATCGTTGTATGCTAGTAGTTGATCAAAGCAATCAATTAAAAGCTCCTGAAAAGGTCTTATAACAGTATTATCCATTAATAAAGATGCAGTCTTAATTTCTTCTGCATTATTACCAAGTCCTGACCCATCTTTTATTCCAAGTAACATTGGTGACACAATTCTGTGAGCAACCATAATTTTGGAAGTTGATTCACTTGACAAAAACTCATATTGATTGTGAGCATCACTTAATTGAATTGGTGTGATATCTGCTGCTGCATCTTTTGAATCATTAAAAGCTATTATAAAACGCCCTGCATTAGAACTCCCTTGATATTTAGCTGCTATTTTTTGTTCAATTAATTGACGTTCTTGTTGATTTGGCGTACCATTGTTAAAATTGATTAACATACTGGGTGCTAGACCATTAAGTATATTGTTGAGGTGAAAATTAGATACTTCTTCCTCAAGTTCTGCATACTGTAAACCCCCTTGATAATCAACAGGTGAGTAATAATAAAAGCCTGATTTATAAGGTTTTACGTAATATATCTCAATATTCTCGTTTGACATCCCATAAGCAGGGATTCTTTTTGGCGTGTCACTTCTTTTTATATTTGCCCAATCTTTAAAATAGTAATATGCAGGTATGTCACCATCTTCATTGCAGCGTTCAGCCCTTAATGTTTCAATTGGGAAGTGTTCTAGTTGTGCAATTTTCTTTCTATCCTTTGAATATATAACTTGAACAGCACATTGACCCATTAATTTAAGGTCATAACATAATTTTCTTACAACTTCCTTTTTAAACAATGAAATCATTTGAGCGTACTCATTTGGCTTTTTGTTTGAATCGGTAGCATTAATGCCTTTTCCATAAATAGCTTGACTAATACCATTAATAGCAGCATTGTTAGTCGGTGAACCATTATAGCGGTCAATTAGATATTGAAAATAGTTGTTATCAGCACCATATTCAATCCAATTTTTACCAGAAACTTCTTTGATTTCTGGGCTTGTGTAAGTGCTTAAATTTACAACTCCGTATTCAGAAATCTTTGAGGCTTTTTTAAACTGTCCTTTCTCGTTTCTTAATTGTGTTTTTTTCATATTACAATGTAATCATTATTATATCCATTATATGAAGTAAATTTCCCTTTATTCATATCGTAATGGTCATTATCATTTAACTGATCAATGTCTTGGTCTGTACAGAATATTCTATCCCTGAAAATATCTTCTTTATAATCCGAATCTACTTGCCATAATACATCATATAAATTCCAGAAACTGTTGTTTGTGTTCCAGTAATTATAATCAATGTATAAATATAAGTCATAAAAATGATTTTCAACTAAAATAGGATTAAACACATTGCCAAAAGTTAGGTAATTACCAGAAGTAACCGCTGTGTTTATGTGATATAGTACATTTACGTTTGTACTATCATCCCTAATATCCATAGTAAACTGACTATCATTGTATTGTCTTGGAATTACAGATAGTGTTTGTGATGCTGTTGATGTAGTAAGTATAATCATTACCTATATAACGAAAAAAAAGAACTAATTTGTAAAATGAATAAAGCAAAAAAAAAGCACCCTAAAAAGGATGCTCTAATTTCTAACTAAATAAATTAATTATGCAGTTGGGTCAATTTGTGTTGCGTCGCCTGTTACTGCTGATGCAAGGAAATAAGGCGCTGCTTCTTCAAATCCTTCAAATACCATTGAAAAACCGCTTAAATCTCCTGCTGCTGCTCCTGTAACCGCACTTCCAGAAGTACATTCCATTCCATTTTCAAATCCACATAGGAAACTGTTTCCGTAGTAATCTAAAACAACAATGTAAGGTCTTGCTGCTGCAAGTGTTTGCAATTCAGCTTGAGTTTTAGCGTCTAAATAAGTTAATGTTAAGTTTAAAGTTTGAGTGTAGAACGTTGTACCATTCTCACGTGATGATGTTACAGTAGTTTCTAAAGAAGAATTACCTTTTACGTCAAATTCAAACCATACTGGTGGGGTAGAACCATTTGTAATCGTTGCTTCCTTTGATGTAGTATCTACGTCAATTGATTCAATAGTACCAAAGTCTGCAAAATAGACAGTTTTTATGCCACCAAAGGCACTTTTACAAGGTACTTTTCTACCTGTTGTTAATGCACAAGCCATATTTTTTATATTTTTTTAAATAAAAAAGGGTAGGCAGAACCCACCCCTTTAAATTTGATTAGTTAATTAATTTTAAGCGTACTCAACAATGTCAGAAGCAATTCCGAATTGTACAGAACTGGTGAATCTCATCACCATACGAACATTATTGCTGGCATCTAAATCGCTCATATCCAGCACTTTAACTTCTTGTGTCGAATTTAACAAGCCAGTTCCAAAATACAAGTTTGAACGTTGTGCTGCATACATTTTGTTGTCAGATAATCCTGGAGATACAAAA